TCATATAGCATAGATAATAGTAGTTGACCATTTACAGTAATTCTGAAAGTTAATTCAGGATCATACAGAAATGAATACTTACTTTTGCTTAAACCATATGTAGAGTTTAATACAATCTTAAACAGATAATTTAATGGATTAGATTTAGGATACTTCTTTCTTTCTTCAAAGAACCATTCATATAGTTCACAAAAGTCTTCCTGTGGAATTTGAGCAGGAGACCATTTGTTTTTAATAGCAAGATTTGGATAAAAACTTGTTACATCTACACTTAGAATCTTTCTTCCAGGTTTTGGTACATATACACCAGGTGCAATGCAACCATGAATACCACCCAATGCATAATCAGTTGGCACACCTTTATGATTCATTCTGTACTTTGGTCCTTTCTTTTTGATGTCATCTTCAGAACTGTCAAGAATTGTTGTATCTACAATTAGATTTTTAAACCAATTGTGCACACCATTAAATTCAGGAGTCTCAAATTTAACACAAGGTAAAATAATATCCCGCATAACAACATTCTTGCGAAATGTTCTCATTTCTTTGATAACCCTTTTGTCTAAACCTAATTTCTCAGAAAGAAAGTGTAAAAATATCTCTTTTGAAATCTTGGGTTCACTAGCAGAATATAAATTGACATTATAAGTTTCACTGAGTTTGGCACGCAAATTTATCTGTGAGACCATAACCTTTGTACCTTTTGCATCAGTCATTGTAAAAATAGCCTTGGTAGACCTAACATCATTAATGCAATAGTTAACTACCATATCTAATGTATCTCTATCAAGCACCCTTTCATAATGTGGGTGTGGCATTTCTTCAACGTTCTCCCAATCCATACTAAACTGTGTCCATTTTAAAGATGTACGTTTTGCGTTACTATCCCAATGGTTTAGTTTATATATATCAACACATTTAATTGAAAGCTTGAACTCTGGATAATCAACAAACTCATTTCTGTCAGATTTACTTATTACGTATTGTGCATATTCATACAATCTATACGCAAGGGCTTCTGCATCTGCTCTTGAATCCATAAACTCACTTTTATTAGCTAATATAAATTCAGTTATTTGCGCATCAAACGCAAGATTATTATAACCAAAATGCCAATCTTTAGCGTTTTTAGATTCAAGAAGAAATTTGACAAACTCAACAGCATCATTTTGATATTTGCTTATGACAAAGATTTTTTTTGTAGTCTTATCATAAGATTCAAACACAGCAACGAAACAATTGATAATGGTCTCATAGTCCATTACCCAGAATTCGCGATTTCTCATTACTTGCTTTTTTTAGTTGTCTTTTTTGGTTCTTCTATATTAGTATTTACAGCTTGAGCAATAATATCTACACATATTTTACTAGTGTCATTGATTGCAAACATTTTTATAAATAAAAGTATATCACTCATGTCTTCAATGTAATACTCATAGTATGCATCTATAACAACTCGTTGTTCTTGCCACCATTGTTCACCACTTGCACGTTTTGTTGCAATTGTGTCACCACGATCATTGAGACGAGGCATCATCATTGGTTTTTCTTTGATATCTTTAGAGATAACTGCAAGAACTTTTTGTTCAGGGTCAAAGATTGCTTCATTAAAGATGCAATCACTATTAATTGGCATCAAACGAAATGTTTGTTTTTCATTCCATTTTGCTGCATAAATCATCATGTTTTTCATATTATTTATTTTAAGGGTTTACAATTTAAAGGTTTCTTTTTCTTTATCATACTTGTCACAAAGCTCACCAACATCTTGAAGTATCTTTATATCAACTTCTAAAATTTCAGCGTATTGTTTAAAATATTTCTTTGGAAAAATAAATGATTCTACATATACCCATTCAGATGTATGTATACCATAATAGTCAGACAAATGCATTTTAGCATTATTTGAAAACTTTGAGTATTTACCTTGCAAAAACAAGTTATAGTCATTTGTCACTGGATTCATGTCAAAGATATATGCTATCCTACCATCACATAATGGTACTACATAATCTAACATGCTGTGTGTCGTCAATTTATTCTTTTCAAAATTTGTCCATTGATCTGTATCCTCTTTCTGATATATACATACAAGTTTACGTTCCTCATCAGGAAATTCTTCTGACCAATGCAGATAAACTTGCAGTGGTCTTGGATCTTTTGTACGTTTAAATCCTAACATAGGATACAAGAAAGTATAAGACTTTTGAAAGTACTTCCTATACATGTCTTTTATCATATTACTAATTCATTATTGTTTACAATAAACTTGTAAGGTAATTCAAAGTTTTTTGTCTCAAAGTGAAACTTAGCCTCATCAAGTAATTTGTCAGCTCTTTCTTCCCATTCTTTTAAAGTATCATTAGACACTCTTATTGGGGCTATTTGCATAAATGGATCTACAACCAAGAATCTAAATGTAATTTTGTATCCAGAATATTTTGGTTGAGATGTATACACATGCTCTACAAGTTTCTTATAGATTGCTGCTTGCAACCAATAATTGAAATATTCAATACTATCTGTAAATTGTGAAATAGACTTGCTTGTTTTTTTCAAGTCATTTACACGAATCTCTTTGTTAGCATTATCTATTACTAAATTATCAACGATGCCTCTTAATCCAAAAGGTTGTTCATCATCAAACTTTGTCAATACAATCTCATTAAACTTTTCTAATGGAGAAAAGGAATCTGCAAAGAAACCCATTACATCCATTACTGATACAGTTGATGTGATTTTTTCTACAACATTTTTACAAAAGTCATAGATATCTTGGTCAATTACAGCACGACCTTCTGCTTTTTTAAGGTATTCCCAATAGTCAATATGCTTTGAGTTAATCATTTTCTCAATTCTTTGACCATCTGTTTTAAGAGATTGGTATAGATTGATATCTTTTAGCACATCAAGGATTGCTGGTGCAAATTCTTCCAAACTTTCACGAGAATCACCTTCTTTTTTTAATTCTTTATAATGATTAAATATTGAGTGTAAAACACTGCGAGGATTGTCACTTGGTATGTCCTGTACACTGATAACAAACTGTTCATCAAATGCTTCAGGTTTTAAAAGCAAACAATGTATCAACGAACCTTCCATCATATTTTTGTCAATGTTGTCTTCTTTTTGTCCTAATACATAATGTTTATAAAATGCTGATGGACTAAATGCTAGTTTGTTCAAACCAGAGTAAGACATTAAAAAGTCTTTGTCATAAAATTCTTGTTCTTTCTGAAAACGTTCAGAGAGTGGCACGTTGGCTACAAATTTTCCCATAATTTATTATTTACAATTTTCTATATCTGAGGGGAAGTATCTTCCTAAAATATTACCATTATAACTGTTTGCTGTTAACACATCATTTTTAAATTGATGTGCAATTTCACAGTATCCTAAGTATTTTTTAGAACAACATACTTCAAGGATTTCTCTCTGATAAAACTTTGAATCAGTTAGTGCTATCTCTTCAGTTAGCTCTGCACATGATCCACAATAAGTTTTCCAGTTAGATTCCTTAACGACACGTTTAAAAGTCTTTCTAGTCTTTGTTTGTGTCTTTTCTCTATTAGAGATTTTTGTTTTTCTTTCACTGTATAGACTTTTTTTACCTATGTAAAATCTACCAGTAACTATGTTGGTTATTTTGTATACAAAACCAACAGCTTCTTCAAAATTTGGTAAGTCATCTATAGAGATGATTTCTTTACCTAAACCACTATGTGATTTAATAATCCAATTATTCATAAAATTGATGTTAACATGCAAACTTAAGAATTTTTTTCAATATATTTTTCAATTGCTCTAAGAAGTTTTGGATAAAAATCATAAAGAGCAACTTCTTTACCATGATGTTTAATGATATCACTGATATCTTTTTCTCTTGGTAAATAAACGTAAGGCAATCCATATTCTTTTTCATAGAACTTCATAGATGCTATACCTGCTTCGTCACTATCCATGCATACAACTACATGTTTATAACGCATTTGTAAATCAAGAATGTCAGTAAACTTAAATTTACTTGATTCACTGTTAGGTGCAATACAATCTACTGTCAATCCAAGACTCTTTATTGCCATCACATCTTTAAGAGATGAAGCAATTATTAAGGTTTTCTCACCTGTCAGTTGATCATAGCCTTGCACATAATCTTTTTTCTGTAAGAAGAATTTAAACTTTTTACTTTTTGGATTATATACTTTATATAAGTCATTACCAGTAAAATAACCATAAACACATTCATCTTTATTGAT